ACTCAATAATGTCAATGATAGTTAGACCTTCCCAAACGCAGATAATCGTTCTATCCTTACCGAAACGCGCAATGTCGGCTGTGATATATTTCTTGCCTTCGTTTATTACTTCGTTCCTAAACATTCTCAGCAAGTTCTCCGTTTGAAATAGTTTGTCGCTGTCGTCGTCGAACTCCCAGTTGCCTTCTAAAAGTCTTTTGCGGTCGTACTCTGGAAGGCGACGCAACGATTCAATGTAAGCAACAGGAAGGAAGGGATTGTCCTGCGGTAACGCTTGGACAAAGGCGCGGTGTGAAGGTAGTTCGTTCCTGTTGTTCTTCATGTAGAACTCATTGTACAACCACCCCTTCGACGGATTGCAGGACAAGAAACCTTTGGGTATTAACCCGAACTCGTTCAATTTATAACGGCATCGAGAATGAACAATGCTAACCGCCTTTGCGGTTACTTCGGAACATTCATCTATGAAATAGTCTGTGAGCTCCATCGACCCAAGTTGGTCGAAATTTGGGTTTGACGGATAGCTGAACAAATCTTTTAGCACTATTTCGCTTCCGTTGAAGAACTTAATTATGTTCGACTGTCCGTTGTATGTGTAGTGTTTGTCAGCAACCAAACCAAAGTCTTGCGCGGTTTCAAAGAACGTGTTTAACGTCGTCTTTTTAAGCGTGTCTAACTTTGCACGTCCAATTAAAGAACGTGTCCCTGCGTACTTCAAACGACGTTGAATCTGCCACATACAACCGAACTTCGTCTTACCACCACCTGCCGCGCCACCATAAAGAACTTGTTCAACGATGCTGTCGGTGTTGAGATAGTTCAACGCTTCAATCTGACGCGGCAGGTATGTTGGTTTGTATGGTGTCATAAAAAACTAAAAATATGTTCAATAATTGGAAGTGTCCAACCGTCACCAAGTAAACTACCAGCTTTTGCAGTTGTTAAAATATCGCAATAGTTATCTGGAAAACCTTGCAATCGACACATTTCAATTTTGTTTACTGTTCTTACTTTTTCTTCTTCTTGGATTAAAGTAATCATTCCAGTAGTTGAATTTCTGTGTAATAGATATTCTTGTTTTGCATTTTCAGTTTCACCACTACCAGTATTCAAACAAGTATGTTTGTTTATTTCTACATTTCCACTTGTAATAATATCTTTCAACATTATTCCTCTATCTTTTGGTTGTGGAATATTAGTTACAACATCAAACATTGTTTGACTTGTTTTTATATTACTCCAATAATAACGATCTCTCAATTGAGCGGTTACTAAACTTGAATTTATACGACAAGGGTAAACACCTAAAGCGCGACTCATTATTCCTACATCTAATTTATTTGCGCTTCCTACATTTTCTTGCAAAAACAAAACCTTTGGATTAAGTTTTTTTATATGTTCTAAAATGTCTACAAATACAAAAAACAAACTACTTCTACTACCATTTATTCCCGCTCGTTTTCCTGCTGCACTTAAATCTTGACACGGAGAACCACTTAAAACCAAGTCAATGTTTTTCCAATCAATATCCCATTCATTCCATTTTGTTACATCACCAACTTGTATAGTATCTGGAAAATGATATTGTGTTAATTCTATTGCATACGGTTTTATTTCACTTGAATAGTATTTGTTTACTTTAACACCTACGTTTTCAAGTGCCTGTCTGCCTGTATTCATACCATTAAATAAACTCAATACATTCATTGCTTCGACAAATAAAGTTTGTAAAGTTCACGCATTCCTTCGAATTGAATCGATTCCTTCAACAACATTCTTTTACGGTCGCTCATGCGCTCAACCATTGATTGAACAAGTTGTTGTTCGAAGTAAATGTTCTTCTTCGCGTTTGCTTTGCACAACCTGTATTCTTCTTCGGTGAAGGTGTCAGCGTTTATCTGTTTGCTTTCTTCCAACCACCGCATAAGCGACACCGCACGAATCTCGATTACCGTATACTTTCCCTTCTTATAATTGTGCAAGTCTTCTGCAAACATTCTTCTCCAGCTGTCGTCATTAATAGCCATTTCTTTTTCTTTTAGTTGTTTAGATTGTTCTTCTTTTGCTTCCGCGATTTCATTTTGAATTTGCAGGTTTGCTTTATCGCGATGTGGTTTGTAAGCAGTTAACACGTCACCAATAAAAACCACGCTCAACGCTCCGTAGTGTTCACACTTCTTGTCAAGTTCATTCGCAGCGTTCAATTCAAATGCTAAGTTGAAATGTTCGAAAGTAACCCAACGAAAGTGTTTCCCTATGAACTCATGCAACATTTGAAGTAACTGCGCCTCTGGAAGCGCGATGCCGTACATAGCGCAAACCTTTGAGCATAACTTTACGAACGCAGGTAGTTCGTAATCGGCAACGAACGCGCTTTCGCGTTCTGCACGATCAACCCTTTGTGTAATGCTGAGCGTCGTTGAAGATGCGCTGCGCAGCATCGGAGTCGAATTTTCCATTTTTGATTTTAGTGTTTTGTTGGTTTGTAGTTACAAAGGTAGATAAGTCCCACTTCCGAACGGCCGCCTTCCAGTCTTTCATTTGATTGCGTCCGACTTTCCAACCGTTGGCTTCGTAGTGAGCGTGGAATTTCTCGGTGAATTTCAATGCGTCTTTGTCGTTTAGTTTTTCGCAGGCGTAGTCGTATATTTCAACGACGGTTGGTTTCTTAAATGGCGACTTCTTTTCTTTTGCTATTAGCGTTGGTGCTGTTGGAACGGACAAACGAATAAGTATGTCGTTTATCTTTTGTTCTTGTTCGTTCGCCTTCGCTTCGAGAATCTCAATTCTCTTTTTGAGTTGTAAAATTAGCATCATTTTATTTTTATTTTAGTCCCAACCTTCTCCTTTCGCGTCGTCGTCTGCGTCGTCCCACTCCTGACAATCGAAGCACACTTTTATTTCTCCGTCGTCGTCGACGTGTTCATACGCGGTGTCCCAGTCTTCGAGTTGTTGGTCGCGCAATACTTCGTCTACGCGTTCTCCGAGTTCTTTGCTTTCGCAGGTCGGACAAAAGATAAGTTCTGATTTCATTTCTTTAGTTGTTTTTTAAGTTTGATTTCTTTTTGATGTTCTAAATGCTCGACAAATTTAGTATAAAATTTCATTGGTTTAGCATAACCCATATCATTTAAGATGTAACAGATTCTTTCGACGTTGGCTGCGTAGTTCTTGTCGCACTCAATTTGCCAGCTTACTTGCTTCACTCCGTGCATGACTGTCGCGTGATCCTTGCCGTAGTGCTTCCCTATTGATTCGTAGCTTTGAAGGTAGCAAGGACGTATAAGAAAGAATATAACTTGACGTGCCGTTACTATTTCGCGTCGTCTTGTTGGCGTGTACAATTGTTGTGAAGGTATTCCAAGAACAGAACACGTCACGTCTTCAAGTGCTGACCAAAACATTTCGCGTTCGTTTTCCAGTTCCTGTTGAATCTTAATTTGTTCGCTCGTCAATCGTTCGTAGCGTGGTGTAAGCATCAACCACAATGTCTCAAAGCGTTCCATGTGCCTGAAAGGAATCATGTCAATCATCTCTTGTCTAATCTGCTCGTTAGTCATTTTCTTCGTTTATTAATTTAGTTGGTGTAAAGGTGCTGAATACTTCTTCGCGAGAAAGACCTGTATGAAGGCAAATGTTGTTGAAGTCTTTTATTCTCATTCGTTCGGGGTGCGTAACGTAAAGTCGTGCCGTTGGATCGCTGATTCGAAGAACGTTCTTGAAGTTAGCCATTGTCTTGAAGTTGATTTTGACAAGGCGACCGAATGGCGTTTTATAGATTGCTTTATTCATTTCTTCAATAGTGGTTTGATTAGTTGCGCTTTCTTCTTGTTGTCATCGTGGTTCGTTCCTCTCAACTCAACGTTGTGTTGCTTCACTAAACGTGCAATGCGTGTGATGTTGTCCGCGCTGACGTACTTTCCGCTTTCGTACATAGCAAAGAAGTTGCTTGTTATGTCTTTGCGTTCGTCGAATTGTTGTTCCCAAACTTTCACGCAGAGTGCGTTGTTGTTGTTGCGAAGAAATTTGTACTTCTTAAGTAGTTTCTCAACGCGGTTTTCAAGTGTTACTAATTTTTTCATTGTGTTTTGATTGTGTGGTTTTTGAAATTAGAAAGGGTATATTTCAACCCTCTCATATTAATTTAGAACGGCATATCGTCCGTGTCGTCCGTTGAACTTGTTAGACCGCTTTGTTCGAGCATTGCTTTCGCTTTGTTCATTTGATCCGCAGCGCGGTCTAAACGTTGACTAAATTCAGCCGAAGAACTCACCTTGTTTTGTAGCCACTCTGGAAGCATCTTAAAACGAAGGTCGAAGTCTTCGCTGTCATAGTCTAAAAGAAACGCGCTGTTAACTTGTGGTGGGCAAACCATTCCTTTAGCAAGTGGTGAAGCTCCTTTCAAGTCTGCATAAGTGCGCCCTGTGTTCGATGTGCGGTGCATTACTGATACCATTGCTTCTTTGCCGAGCAAAGTACCAATATCGAATTTAGACGCTTCAGAATCGGACATTGCTTTTCCTAACCAAGATTGAACGAATGCACGCAATCCACTCTTTTCGTGCATCGACAAAGTAAAGTCGCGACCAATTGAAAACGGTTGTTCGCCTTTGCCGAAGTCAGCGGTTTCGAGTGGTAGTTCGAAAACCAGGCGAACTTTGTTAACGAGTTTTTCTTCACCTTGGTAAGTGTCGACGATTGTGCCGATGTGAATGATTTGGTAGCAGCGTGCTACATGTGTTCCTGCGGGTACTGTTTGACCTGCGCTGTTGTTGTTTGATTGGGCAATTATGCTCATGTTGTTTATTTGGTTTTGATTTATATAATTTTCAAATTTGTTTGCGAGCTTCGTTTCTTCGTTCTGCCAGAACCATTCGTTCTCAGACATTTGTTCTTGCTCGCTTTGTCTTTTGTAGTAACCCATTTTAGATATGGTCGTCGAATATGTTCACATCGAAGCTAAAACTGATTCCGTCCTTTTCTAACGTGACGAAGTCAAGGTCAAATTCAGGATCGTCGTTGCGAAAGAACCGACCGCGCAAATTAATAGTGTACATATTGTCAAGGTCGTCAATGAAGACAAGATGTTGTTCTTCGTTAACTTCGAACCAACCTGTCTGGTCGTCGTTGTAGTTGTTTGCGATTGATTTGATTCTTTTGTTCAACGTGCGTATATCGTCGTCGTTAAAACAGTAAGTGATTTTTGGACAGTACATAGTTTTGATTTTAGTGGTTACAAATGTATTCAATTAAGTTGTCATTCCAACGCGCTTCTGAAAGTTTTTGACATTTCTCGATGTTCGCGCTTATCTCGTTGTGCGTTAGGTTGTACGCGTTCGCTGACGAATAAACGCAAACAAAGTTAGATTTCTTCTTTTGGTGGTGTTGGTAGTTCTTTGAAAGTCGCTGAATCAAGTTTGTTGAATACTCGTTCAAGTTGTTCAATTCGCGCTTGATAATAATCATTCCAATCCAGTGTTCCAATTCTCTTATCACCCCAATAATTTTGTGCGATAACGATTGCGTCTTTAATTTCTTGAACGTCTTCTTCGAAAAGGAATGGAGTTGCGTAATAGTGTTTTTCATTGTTCATTTGATTTTTGGGTTTTAGATTTCTTTTGATAAGATAACTTCTTCGCGTGGTATGGCTGACTTGATTTTGTCGTAAGCGCGTACCGCTTCGTCATAGTCGTTGTAGCTCATGTGAAACTCTCCGTTGACTACAATCTTGTAGTACATATCGGTTAGCGTGGTTTTTTGAATTAGTTCTACTTTCATTTTGTTTTCTTGTTTTGTGTTTAAAAATTCTTGTATTGTAAAACTTCCAGACCTTGTAAAAAAAATAGGGGTGTCTTTCATTTTGTGTAGTGATTTGGGGTTAAAGATTATTATCAATTCTATTTAATTCATCAAAAATTTGATGTGATATTTCGTAAGTGTCGTAAGTGTTCATTTTGAATAATGATTTGGTTGTTGTTCTAAGATTCTTGTTTGTTCGTCAATCGTTCCTGCGATTAACATTGCCCCGAATAGTAGAGCAATGTAGAGTAGTGTTTTTTTCATTTTAGATTTGGTTTACAATTATAAGTGTTTCGGGTTTGTTTCCTTCTGAATATGCTTCGGTGTAATGGTCGTTTATTTCAAGGTCGTTTGCGTTAGCGTGACGAACCATGCAATCAACCGCTTCTTTCTCGGTTAAAAATTCGTAAGACCAATCTATTCTTATTGGTTGACCTGCGATGTGTGTTGTTTTTGTTACTTGGTACATTGTGTTTTGTTTTTGATTATTTGGTTTTAGTTAATGCGCGTTGGTCAGCCGCGCCCCTGGGAAGATATTTTAGATTAATCCTAATTTGCATTTTGCTAAATAACGTATTGCATCAACATTGATATCTCTATCGAATCGACTATTGATTACATATTGATTCAAATAGTCGTTAACGATTTTAAAATCTTGACCTTTTTGTAAAAGTTCAACTGCAACATTTGTAAGGATTTCTTTTTGTTGTTCGATTGTTGTTTTCATTTTGTTTATCTTTGGTGTTGTTGTTAATTGTTTGACAAATATATGCTAAACTTTTGAGATAGCAAGAAAAAAATGAATTATTTTTCGTAAAAATATCTAACTTATTGAAAATGAACGTAAAAACTTTTAAAAAAACTTATAAAAAAAGTGTTGTGAAGCGTAAAGCAACACCCGAAAGCGAAGCTAACCAACAAGAAATTGTAATTAAGTACCTACGTTTAGCATATCCCGACGCACTTTATTGCGCTTCTGCGGGTGGAATGCGAACGAGTTACTTGCAAGCGGTAAAAATGAAGCGTACTGGATACATCAAAGGCTTCCCCGACCTCTTTATTTACGAACCACGCGGATCGTTTTTCGGTCTTGCTATTGAGATGAAGAAAGAAAAAGGTGGTGTCGCATCACCTGAGCAGAAGCGTTGGCAGGAACAATTACGAAACAGAGGGTATTGTTCCTATATTTGTAAGGGAAAGGACGAAGCTATTAAGATTATAGATGAATACTTTAAGATGTGACACTTGACCATTACATAGAAGGAAACTATAAAAAGTTCAAAGAACTTGCGAAGAACATTTCGCGAGGCGAGGACTACTACGAAGATTTGCTTCACGATTCTTTGCTGTCTATGTTTGGTTCGAAGCACATCGAGAATCTAATCGACACAGGCGACTTCGAGTTTTATCTTATACGCGTTATGTACTTAGCCGTCAATAGTCCAACGTCGCCATTTTACCGCCAAACAATTGCCTGGAACAGAAACCGCAGGGACTTCAAAGAATACGCTCACGAAGTCGACAAGACTTGGTTGGGCGCACGAATGACAAACGAGCAACTGGATATTCTTATAAGTCGCTTAACTGAGTTCGAACGATTGATATTTCAAGAATACATATTCGAAGGTTTCACCTACCGAGAATTTTCCAAACAAACAGGAATACCAACGGTATTTTTATACCGCACAATAGATTCAATTAAAACTAAAATACGAGCCAATGTTATTCGCAAAATCAAATGAGTACAAAAGACGACTTGAAATTTGTCGCACCTGTAAATTCTTCGAACCTTCAACGCAGTCCTGCGGACCATTGATTGTGGGTGAAGAAGTAGAAACCGAAGTGTTGTTTCGCAAGAAGTCGATTAAGTTATGCGGTTGCGTTATGCCTATCAAAGCAAAGCTCGCGTTCGCTTCATGTCCCGCGTCGAAATGGAACGGTGTCTTGTCGTTAGAAGAACAGATAGAGTTCAAACGATTCTTGCTCGATATGAAGGCGCAAGGACGTTTGGAGCAGAAAGATATGCTTCGCTTCTATTCGTTTAAGGACAAAGCCACAGGAGCGTTCAACGAGCGTTCTACTTGTCCGCCCTGCGTCAAGAAAGACATCAATACGTTTTTAGAATCGATGAAGGACGTTGATGTTGATTTGAACAATTAGAAACTTAAAACTATTCAGGCAACTTTTGGAAGTACAAACGTATATTTGTATAGTCAAGTATTAATTAGCATTACCCCCTTTTGTTTGGTACTTGACGGCACGA